ACGTTCTGCCAATTCAATTGGAAGAAGGCAATTTTGATTTTGATTTGCCGGTTGTGAACTTGGGGACGATCACAACCAACTTTGACACGGATGGATTCAGAACTGCGATTCGAGGACTCAATGATTCAATTGTAACAGCAGTAAATAGCTTCACGGCAACCATTGCTGGAGCTGAGACAGCAGTAGAGACAGGCGGAACCGCAACAGCCGTAGACCCAGCAACTGAAGCGGCTTTGTCTGGTGGCAGCACAGAATCTGGTGAAGTTTACATTGAGCCTAGCTATGGAACGGTTGAGGAGCTTTATAGACAAGGAACTGCATTAGCTGATAACTACACGCCTTATCTTGGGCCATTAGATGATAATGATTTTTCCAGTGTCTACACAGGCACGAACGCTGGTTTGTACACCTACGCAGATTTAGCAAAAACGCTACAAGGAAGTCTGGACAATCTGATGGGCGCAGATTACACGAAAAACACCTATCAGTACGCTATTGGACTTGAAGAGATGATTGGCGGCACCTTATACAAGGCCGTTCGATTTATTACTGATTTAGAAACCGCAAACGATCACGTTCAAGCAATTGAAAATCAAAATACAATTCAACAAGCGTTAGGAAATCCAGGTACCTTCATTACAAAATATGGCTTCCGGCAAGGCGGAATCGTGGACGCAATGGACACGATCCCAGCCATGCTCTCTCCTGGCGAATATATTCTTTCACCGGAAACCGTCCGAAGATATGGTGTGAGTAACCTGAACCGCTTGAACTCAGGCGATTCAGCCGCAATCAACGCAACCTCAGACCCAGAGGTGAAACGCTTACTAACAGATTTGATTGTTGCCGTCAAAGAGAATGACATCGAGGTGAACGTCTTCACGGACATGCAAGGCCAAACGAAAGCAAGCATTGAAGAGTTCCGAAGCGAGCTGCGAGAAAGAACCAGACGGCAAGGCGACAAGTTCCTACCAGCTAGATATATATGAGCCATTTACTTGCCACGATTACCGTTGACGGAACAGCCTACCGAGGCTCACTGAGAGGCTTTGCTGGTCAGAATTTCTACCAGCCTTTCGTCAAAAGAATGCCTTCGCTTGAGCTTGGACAGGTGGAAGATTCGGGCAAAATTGGGGTGAAGTTTGGCAATATTACTTTGACGAATGACTACTTAAACGATAACCATCCGTTTGCCTTGCAGAGATATGAAGATTTACTCACTGCACCGCAGCTTTACTCGACAAACCTAAAATGGGGTGAAGCCGGAAGCGACTTATTCAATGGCAGCATTTTTCTACAGAGTGTGACCGATACCGAAATCAGCTTTGCTCTGACAGACACCGAATTCAGTAAAGGCGCCAGACCATTTACGCTTACCGAAAACTTTGCTTTTGTGGAAGCCGTGATTAGTTCAGGCGCAGGAACACCAGTTTCTATTACGGCTTTAAATCACGGGTTTGTGACCGGCACGGTTGTGATTTTTGAGAAGATGACCACCTACGGACAAAATTTAGAATATTCAGGTGTTACGGCAGACAATTACTATTATGTAGTCAGAACTGGAACTAACACTTTTACGCTTCAGGATCAAAACTTCATTCCGGTCACGGCTGGATATGGCACCACCGGAAGCTTTACTTCTGACGGTGACACGCACCGAGTGGGGGTGCCGCTTCGAGTGCCTTTTTCTTGGGGAATCGTCACGAATGTCACGCCTGTAATTTCTAAGCGATCCGATGAGGTAGCAAATCCCGATTTGCAAACGAACAACAGCAGTTACCCAATCGAAATCCGCGAGGATGGCGTTTTGATTTATTCGACTGATAACACCAGCTCAGAATTCTGGAATGGATCAAGCGGAAGTGGTGTGGCTCCCACTTCAACCGTCATCAAGCTGAACTCGAACACCACTGGAGGTGTGCTTTCAATCTCTGGAATTAGTAGCCGAGGTTCAACACTGACAAGCTTCTACAATCACGTTGCGACTGAATTAAGCCTAACCTTGGACACGAGTTTAGCTTGATGGCTGGCACGAATTACAACGCAGACACCACGATTAGTGACGAGCAAATCAACGAATCACCTGTGGAGGTTCGTCTTTCGGTAACAGTTGAAATAGACACAAATGGAGAGTTGACAATTCGCTCTTTGACTGTCGCCACGATTGCTTCTGAAGTAGAAATTTATAGTCCCTAATGGCACAAGCAACGACACGAAACGAGCCACTGATTGATTTTGCCGCAGATACCGCCAAAGCTGCAAACTTGTTGCTCCAAATCAGCGGAACAACGCTCAGAGTTATTAACCGGATTCAGACAGCCGCAGCAACAGCAACAGTTAGAACACCAGAACTATTAAACCTGAACCTTGCGCCAGCCTTCCCAATCAAAAAGGTTTTTGCTCAGTATGAATTCAATGTGCCAGAGCCTACAGTTCAAAGGCTTTCTCAGGTCATCAAATATACTGAAGTCAAGAATCTGAGTTATGGGGAGGAGCAACAATATGACGCACTGAGTAAGGTTGAAGAAAAAGTCATTGAATATTTAAGAGCCATATTGCAGAGCGAATCCGCGCCCATCTGCACGGCTCGAATCTTTGGCATTAAGGACACTTATCTTTTAGGCAACCGAATCATCTGCATTGACGAGAAGCAATCAATCAAGGCAACGATTACCATAACGTCAATTATTTACAGCTTCGACGCAGAAGAGACGACAATTTCAGGCCCAACTGAAATCGACTTTGTACGAGAAGAATGAAAGTTATTTACACAAACCTAATCACTAGCGTTACCAGTTCAGCAACTCAGCTTGCGAGTGATTATGCGATTGCAAAAGTCGAAAACAATTATCCAAAGCAGCCATATATTGCAAACGCAGCAACCACAACAATCACTGTGACTTGTGCAGGAGCCGAGGCAATCTTTTTTAGCTACTTGGCAGAAGCCGTGACGGTGACGTTCAAGGATTCAAGTTCGTCAACGCTTTCGACTGCGACTTACTCGAACACCTACACACTCAGCGAGCAGTATTTACTCAACGAGCGAACCCATTGGAACGATTCGGTTTTTGTCGCTTGTCCAACCAACACGAACACCGTTGAGATTGCGTTGACGAACTCGACAGATGTGAAAGGAACGCTGAATGGTTGGGTTACGGCTTCTTCTGGCCAACTTGGCAGATTGCAAGCGAGCAGCTCAAACATTTATTTTCAAGATTATCCACAGATAAAACTTGGAACCTTTGTCAGTAATGGCGTTTTCACAGAACAAATCAACCGAATCACTGGGGACGGCACCGGAACAGAAGACTTACAACTAACTGGCAACGGTGGCGCAAGCTTCACAGTCTCAAATATGAAGTTGCCGCTGATCGTCAACACGATTCGAGCCGGAAAAGTGCTGGAAACCTTCAATCCAAACGTAGGAATGTCGATTAGTCGTGATTCGTTTGGAATCAGACAAGAAAGAGACAGTGGGCTAGCCTTTCGATTGGGTGAGATTCGCAGGAGGTTCAGCGGAAGCGTTCAGGTTTTGGAATCCGAGCGAGATACCGCAACCAAAGTTTTTTCAGGCTTACGAATGCAACCTGTTGCTGCTCAGATTCTAGGCTATCAGACGAACACCGCAGTATTCGGCAGTTTTTTTGAGCCAGCCAGCATTGCGTATTCTTATCCTGGCTCACAAATTTATGATTACAACTTTGAATTTGTCGAGCTTATCTAATGTCTCTACTTAAAGTCAACGAAGTTCAAAATTACAACGGCTCAAGCCTGACACTAACCGCCAGCACCGTTTCGACAAGCGCACAGTTGAACACTGGTGGCAATATCAGCGTCACAGGTTCAATCAATGTTTCAGATGACAGCACAACCAGAAGCAATCTTGGGCTTGGGACAATGGCAACGCAAAATGCAAATGCCGTAGCGATCACTGGAGGTACATTTCCAACAAATCATTTAATTGGATTTGGATATGGTGAAGAAACAAGCACAACAGGTGACATAAACAGTTCGTCTGCAGGATTTCAAAGTAGTGACTTAAAAGGCATTATTTTTGGCACAGAAATTAATGTCGGTTCTCTTTTAAATGGACAGAAACTAATTTTTTCATTGATGGGTGGACAAGCTTTATTTAATTCTAGATCAGTTACCCCATACTACAACACCAGTTGCGGAATTGCTTACAATACTGACAGCACGACACCTACTACCTCCAGCACTAGAGTCATTTTGTGGTCGAGTGATTGGGTGGAGCTAACTTCTGGATCGAATTCTGTTTCGCCTTCCGGATCATATGTAATTGCGAATTCAAGCGGTTCAACGCAAACCATTAAAATCAAATTCTGGCTGGGTTCAAACGACAATTTTTCTACTGTCAATGTAAGCGCACATTGGGACGGATCAAGAACCTATAATCCTATTCGCTATCAATACTATATTTTGAGTGCATAAAATGAGAGAGATTTGGTCAAAACTAGGCATTCCATATAAAATTATTAATGGTCAACCTGTTTTTGATACAGATTTATCTGATGCAATAATTCAGGAAAAGATTGCTGAAATTAGAGTAGACTACGATTCCAAGCAATATCAACGGGACCGTGCTGTTGCATATCCGTCTTGGCAAGAACAACTAGATAACATTTTTCACAACGGTATTGACGCATGGAAAGTTGATATTCAAGCCATTAAAGATCAATACCCAAAACCGTAACCAAAGGCCGAGCATATGCCAGCAGAACCCAATTCTATGATTCAGCTAGTCCAAGATTTAGGTTTTGGTATGGCCTCATTAACCTTCTCAGGATGGTTGATAATCTTCCTTTTGCGTGGTTTTGAAAAGGAGAGAAACATTTGGCTAACTAAGGACTCAGAAAGCGATATTCGCGTCAGCGAACTGCTGCGCGAAAATTCACAACTCCAACAAGCCACCACAGAAAAACTAGCCAACCTTCAGGCCGCGCAGTCTCAGCAGCTTTTGGCAGTCCATGAAAAGCTGAACACAACGCTTACTAATATGACGGTT